TGAGAAGATCGACAAGGACAAGGAAGCACGAGAGAAGCGGGACAAGCATTACGAAGAGGGACTGCGCAGAACGGGTCTAGGCGATGATGCCCCGGGCGGTGCACAGTTCACAGGCGCAAACAAAGTCGTCCACCCCATGCTCATCGAAGCCTGCGTGGACTTCTCCGCTCGAGTCATGAAGGAGATTTTCCCTCCAAGTGGCCCTGTCAAGAGCAAGATTCAAGGCATCAAGAACAAAGAGAAAGTCGACAAGGCTGAGCGCAAAGCCGCCTTCATGAACTGGCAAACCACTGAGCAAATGACCGAGTTCCGTGGCGAACTCGAGCAACTCAGCACCCAACTCCCATTAGGTGGTGGACAGTACCTCAAGATGATGTGGAACCCACAGCACCGTAGACCAGCGGCTGAGTTCATCCCCATCGACGATGTCTACCTGCCATTTGCCGCTACTAACTTCTACAGCGCAGAACGCAAGACCCATGTCCAGTATGTAACCAAGATGGAATACATGCGCAGGGTCAAGTCTGGCATGTACCGCGATGTCGATGTTGGCACAGCTAGTGAGCCTGAATACAGCAAGTCAACACAAGCTAACGACAAGATTGAAGGCCGCAAGGAGTCCTCCTACAACGAGGATGGACTGCGCACAATCTTTGAGATTTACACCTACCTAGACTTTGGTGATGGCGTTGAGCCTTACATCCTGAGCGTGGACAAGTCAAGTGGGCTGGCGCTGTCGCTGTACCGTAACTGGGAAGCCGACGACACTTACCGTAAAGAGCTAGACTGGATTGTGGAGTTTGGGTTCGTGCCATGGCGTGGTGCATACCCAATTGGTCTGACACACATGATTGGTGGTCTGAGTGGAGCGGCTACGGGTGCACTGAGGGCGCTGATGGATAGTGCGCACATTCAGAACATTCCCACACTGCTTAAATTAAAAGGTGGCCCCGGTGGTCAGACGATCAACCTCCAGCCCACCGAAGTCGTGGAGATGGAAGGCGGCGCACTCGTGGACGATGTCCGCAAGATCGCCATGCCCATGCCCTTCAACCCACCTTCTGCGGTGCTCTTCCAGTTGCTTGGCTTTTTGGTCGACGCAGGCAAGGGCGTTGTTCAGACTTCCTTTGAGAAGCTGAGCGACCAGAACCCTAACGCCCCTGTAGGCACTACCCTTGCTTTGATTGAGCAGGGCATGGTGGTGTTCTCCTCCATTCACTCACGCCTGCACTCGTCAATGTCACGGGTGTTCAAGATTCTTCACCGCATCAACTCTGCCTACCTGACAGACGAAGATGTGGAGGCGCTCGAGGCTGGTTTGGATATTGAGCCTTCTGACTTTGATGGCCCGATGGACATCATTCCTGTCAGCGATCCAGCAATCTTTAGTGAGGCGCAGAGGTTTGCGCAGATTCAGGCGATCATGCAGAGGTCGGCGGCAATGCCGCAGATGTATGACCAGCGCAAGGTGGAGGAGATGTTCCTCCGCAATTTGAAGATCAGTGCGGATGAGGTGTTGCAAGCGTCCCCGGGGTCTGAGGACATCGACCCCGTCAGCGAGAATGTCGCCGCCACTATGGGTCGCCCTGTCTTCGTGTTGCCTAAGCAAGACCACATGGCTCACCTCAAGACCCACCTCGCGTTCTTGAAGTCCCCCCTGTTTGGTAGCAACCCTGTGATCGCTCGTACATTTATGTACCCCATTGCCACACACTTGCGTGACCACCTGCTGAACTACTACCTTGTCGAAGCCCACAACGCTGTCGACATGGCTCAGCGCGAGGACTTGATCCAAGAAGAAGCAGACGAGCAGGTCGCGGTGATCTTGCAAGTCCAACAGTTCATTGAGCAACAGCTTGGTAGCTTTGGTCAAGAGTTGGCTCAGATTGACCAAATGGCTCAGCAGTTCAAGCCACAGCCACCAATGCCACCAGATAAATCCATGGAGATTGCGCAGATGAACGCGCAACTGCAAGGGCAGGCAATGCAACAGCGTGCTCAGATTGATCAGGCAAAACTGCAACTTGAACAGCAGAAACTCCAGATTGAAACGCAGACAGATGCGCAGAAGAATCAGGAAGACATGCAGAAGGAGCAGATGCGCCAGATGGCTGAGAACGAACGCTTGATGGTCGAATTGCAAGCCAGAGAGCGCATGAACACTGCGGACAACGACACAGCGATGAGGCTTGCGGCAACGGAGCTTGCGACTGGGGAGAAGTTTGCGGTGAGTACGGGCACGGGGATAAACCCCGGGGCGCGTTGATATATTTGTTGTAACTTTACTTAGGAGACTCACATGTCCGATACCCCAAAAACTGGCACAGTTCCCATGACTGGCGCATTCGTCAAACAACACCACCGCATGGCGGCTGGCGAGAAGCTCAACGGTCAAACCGTTCCTAGCGCACCCACAACGCCTAAGACTCCAGCGTGAATTTTCCTGAGCAGATGCTCAACCGCCTCAAGTCCGACCAGCAGAAGTTTGCGCTGGATGCCTTGAAGCGTCCTCAAGAACGCAATACCTTCGAGTACGGGTATCGTGTCGGAGTCGTAGCAGGCTACGAAGCCGCCGTAAATGTACTGTTATCACTACTAGACGAGGAGAAAAATAGTGACAATGACTTATGAGAACGCACTGGCAGAGGCTTTCCCAGCAGTAGAAGCTGGAATTCAGCCTTTTGGAAGCCGTGTTCTGATCCAAATCCGTACCCCTATGCAAAAGTCAGCAGGTGGCATCATCATCGACACAGGTTCTCGTGACACTGAAAAGTGGAACACACAGGTTGGAAAGGTCATCGCAATTGGCCCACTCGCCTTCAAGAACCGAGACACGATGGCGAGTTGGCCTGAAGGTGCATGGTGCAACAGCGGAGATTTTGTTCGTGTCGCAAAGTATGGCGGTGACCGCTGGGAAGTAGAACTTCCCTCTGGTGAAAAAGCCCTATTTGTTATTTTTAATGATTTGGACATCATTGGTCGCGTTCAAGGCGATCCATTAGCTGTTCGAGCATTCATCTGAAAGGAGATGATCTATGGCTGAAGTAATGAAAGAAACGGATGAGCGTCCTGAGAATGATGTAGAAGACATAGTTATTGTCGAAGAGAAACCTCAAGAGGACGACAATGATGATGATGGCGACGACAGAGTTGCCAAACAAGAAGAAGATGATGGCAATGACACAGAGCGAGAAGCAATTCGAGAGCGCAGACGACTCGAGAAGCTCGAGCGCAAAGAGCGCCGAGACAAAGCCATTACCCGCGACAAAGTGGAACTGGACTTCCTCCGTAAACGCAATGATGAGCTTGAGCGCCGCATGTCTGCTCAAGAACAACGAGCCTTCCAAAGCGACTTAGGTCAAATTGACGCTCAGATTGCAAGAGCGGCTAACGAAGCTCAGATGGCAGAGCGAGTTATCGCTAAAGCAGTAGAGGTTGGTAACGGTGAAGATGTAGCTAAGGCTATGCGTTACCGCGACGAAGCTATTGCCAAGGTTAACCAACTCAACTACCACAAACAGCAAGCAACTCAGCGCCCTGTCCAGCCTCAACAGGCTATGGATGACAGAGCAATGATGCACGCCAAAGAGTTCTTGGAAGAGAACAAGTGGTATGACCCCCAAGGTGGTGATGAGAAATCGGCTATTGTTTTAGCGATTGACCAAGCCATGAACAAGGAAGGTCACGATCCACGAAGCGAAGACTATTGGGACGAGTTGCGGGCACGAGTTGCACGCCGCTTACCTGAGCAGTTTGGCAAGGCTCCTAAAGCTGACCGCGAAGAGCGAGTTGCACGAGGTGGCCCCACAGTAGGTTCTGGTCGTGAATACGCGCCAACATCTACTCGTAAAGAGATTTACATCAGCCCAGACCGTAAGCAAGCCCTTGTGGATGCAGGCGTTTGGGACGACCCAGTGTTGCGCATGAAGTATGTAAAGCGCTATGCTGAGTATGATCGCAACAACAAATCTTGATTTATTTGCAAAATAACAAATAAGTCGTATAATTTTTTCAATCGCTGAAAGGAGCGAGTAATGACCGACGAACGAATTAAGAAATCCGCTGGAGAGAATCGCGTGGGGCGTGCGATGACAGATCGCGCCGTAACGGAAAATCGCGAGGTAACCGAGAATGAGCGGATTGAAATGTTCCGTCAGCAGTTTTTTCAGTCTTCATTGCCTGATCTGCCAAGAATCCCCGGCTGGCACTGTTGCTGGCTGACCACGACTAACCCTCGTGACTCTATACAAATGCGCATCCGTCTTGGATATGAGCCGTTGAAGCCCGAGGACATCCCGGGCTGGGAATACGCAACTCTCAAGACTGGCGACTGGTCTGGATTCATTGGGGTGAACGAGATGCTTGCTTTTAAGCTCCCCATGTCGCTTTACGAAGCGTATATGAAGGAAGCGCATCACGATGCGCCACTGCGTGAGGAAGAGAAATTGACCGACACCGCAGAATTCCTCGAGCAACAAGCCCGTGCATCTAAGTCGAAGCTGTCCGTGGGCGATGGCAATCTGGAAATAGGACAACAGCGGGAAGCTCTCTTTGATCTTTCCTGACGAAACCTTTTAATCCAATAGGAGCATCTATGTCTTCGACTAGCGCACCATTTGGCTTTCGTGCTTCTTTCCACAACAGTGGTCAGATGCGCCCAAAAGCCTATGTAATTACGAGCGCATATGCGGCTAACATTTTCAGCGGTGACCCCGTTAAGTTAACCGACAATGGCGTTATTCAACTCGGTACTTCGGACGGTACTCGTTCTGGTACAACCGATGGCGTTTCTTTGCTGGGCATCTTCGCAGGTGTGCAGTATTTGGACGCTACTGGTAAACCTTCGATCTCCCCTTTCTGGCCTTCTGGCACGACTGGTACAGAGATCACTGCATGGGTCTATGATGATCCAGAAACACTGTTCGATGTTCAGTACAACAACCCCTCCGCTGGCACAACCGTTCAAACGGCTGTTGGTGAAGAGTGTGATTGGACAGTCGCCTCTCCAGGTGGCTCAACACAAACAGGTTTGTCAAACACTTACCTGACCGCCATTCAAGCTACTTC